GAATCAGTGGGCAAGGTCCTGAAGAGAGGAGGCTAAGAACAGCTTTAGGAGTAGCTGTCTAGAGACTCAAACTTCACCTTATCACAATTTTAATCAGTTCTCTACGAAACATCCGCACCCCCCCCAATCATCCATATCGAACATACCAGATTCTTTAGTTTCAATTCGTTCTCGAAACTCTTTTAATGAAAGTGGATCAGATGTTTTATTAGTTCGATCTTTAAGGATAGTGTGATTTTTGCCTAAAGATTTTTGTAAAGCTTGTTCTTGTTCTTCGTGGTATTTATAACGTTCTGGAATTGATTTTAAAAGTAAATTAAAAGTAGCATGTCCCGCTTTAATGCAAAATCCTCCGCAATTATTATGCGGGAATCCCATTTCATATAGTCTGGGTGGTTTCATCCCTGCACTTATTACATTGCGAATCATCTGTTCTTTCATCATGTAGGGTTTTTCCATCATTGGGGCTTTTACGATGTATGGCTCCCAGTGTTTTTGAGTACGTTCTAATCGATGGCCTTCTGTCCAGTCCATACCCATATAAATTACGCACTCATCATATGAATAGTTATCTTCAATCCAATCACGAATCAAGTCTCGTTTTAGAATTCGCGAACATGGATCTATTCGACTGTTCCCTAAAAACTTTACATCTTTGAAAACTTCCCAAGGGGTTCTACCATCTGCAATGATTTGTAACTCTGCTTTGAGAACGTCAGCACCTTCGTGAAGAAATCTATATAAATCTTCATCTTCGATTTTAGTATCAGCAAATAACAACAGGGTTTTACTACTACCATATTCTTCAACAACACGTTTCGCTGCTGACCAAGAACAAACCCCACCAGAATACATAACAATATGTTTCATTTTACATCGGTGTCTCATCTGGATTATCCAGGCTATCGTAATACGTTAGTCCTACCCCTAAAGCAGCCCATACGTGTCCCGAAATACCGTGTAAAGGACCAGCAGGAATCTCGTAGCCTGTCTGGTTGCACTCAAGGCATGGTGGGCGTCCTCTGCCTACCCATCCTTTACCTTTACAAGCGACACATTTCTTTCCACCAATAGCTATTTGATTTCCACCGTACTTGTCAATGATTGCTTGGCGCACAGTTGAATCATTTGCTCTAGGGCTAAAACACAGATGGAGTTTTACGTCAGCTCGTTTTATATAAAAAAGTTTCAATCTGCAAATTTCAGTGGCTAAATAATCAAATCGTCCTGTCCAGCGGACAGTGTCAAAGACATCCTTCCCCACTGGCATACCGTAGTGGCCTACATCCTCTATGACAACGACAGAGTGGTACATCTTTATTAGTTCGTACATCTTCTCGTTTTCAACCCAGCCGTAATCGATGGGGATTTTATTTTTCATAAATACCCAACCCGACTTCGTTGTACCTGGATCTATCGCAAGTATGTCAGTCATCGTGTCTCCAATGCTGTTTCAATTTCAGTAACGTCCCGCGGAGACAAAATCGTATTCCCCGAATCTTCTTTGCTGCGATTTAACAATGTTTCTAAGACGTTGCGGTAACGCATGGCAAGGTCGGCATTATCACCCGCAACACGTCGTGAATTTTCAAGCATCGCTTCAAGTTCAGAATGTGACGCTTGTGTCTTTTCGGTTGGAAGGTTTGGATTGAGTTTAATTATTGGTGATGGAGTTGTTTCAATACTGCCTTTACAACTTAAACAAATCGGGTGGAGTCTCTTGTCGTTACTGACCCGAATTTCGTAATACATTGTGACAGGGTATCTACAAACATCACATGGCTGTCGCATTGTCATCCTGTCTCCTTTTCTTTTGTCCAGATTAACTTTGGTTTGATAAACGCACCTGTTTCCATTGCGTACTCATACATCTTCTCGCCACGACACAGCTTCCAAGCAGTCCCCCTGTCGAACACATTGAGGTATTCGATTATGTGTGTCGTGCCATCACTTCCATTTGAAGCAATAACTTCATCAACGTCAGTCTTGTCCCAAAGAGTTGTCATAGTTGCATCACCAGCTGACTCATACGCTTGGCTGCTATCTCGCAGTAACGTTCCTCTATCTCTATTCCGATTGCTTTACGGTTGAGGTTTTTGGCTGCTCGCAAAGTCGTACCACTCCCCATGAACGGATCGAGAACTGTTTCACCTGAGTTAGACCACGAAACAATGTGATCGGCTGCCATGCTGTAAGGCATCGGCGCAGGATGACCACCGTTATCGGTTGTCGGTGAGTTATCTATACACCACCAGTTATAGCGCATCCCGTAATCCTTCACCGCTTTGCCTTCACCGTGTATCTGACGAGTAGATCCATCCTTTAGTCGGTCAGTACCGTGCATCTTCATACCGCCATAGATGTTCTTGCGATCCTGAATGGGGTTGAACGTCTTAGGCTTTCCCCAGCTAAATACGAACATGTATTCATGTGCAGAGAAATAACGGTTCGACTCAGGGAAGTTCACGCCTTCCTTGATGTAGTGCATCGTGTCGTGCAGGTTCATGCCTTGTTCCAGCATCAATAATGCTTGTCTGAAGCTGTCACCTGATTCGCTACCGTTTACTGTTTCATCAGATGTATTCCAAACGATCACCCCACCCTCTTGAACAGATTTCGATATTGCTACCATTGACGATTGCCAATCAAAACCATGCCCGCCGTAGTCCCTTAACGAGCCATAGGGCGGGGACGTAACCACCAAGTCAACTTTGTCGAGAGTTGGCAAAACATCACGACAGTCGGCGTTGTAGATGGTGATGAATTCATCTTGGTAATAGGGTTTCATAGTTCTATTTCAACCTGTGCGCTTGGTCGCCATCCGCAATAGATACAGGACAGCGCGTCTTCAATTTCATTACCTATTCCGAAATGTAATCGACCAAGACATTTAGGGCATTTCTGGAGTCCTGTTATGTCTTCAGGAATGACAGTGCTTTTAGCAACTTCGCGCAAATCTTTTCGTGTGATGCGAAATACGTCGCGTTTTTTACCTTCAATCCGTTTGCATATTCTGCATACAGCGTAAGTATTGCCATGCTTGCGTTGCCAGTAAGTGTTTTCAGTATTCATCTTGTGTCCGACAGGACATTTTTCTTTTGGCTTCGGCATCATTTTGACCGCCTCAATTCTCTTATCTCAAAGAACCCGTCAAGATCCTTTTCCTGTTGCATAATCAGTCGTGCATACTCGCTCCTGAAATCGTTAGACAACTTGAACCCTTCCGAACCCTTCGTGTCTATGAAGTGCAGCCAGCGCAGTCGCTCAAAAATCAGGGCAATGCCCATCTTGTGTATTCCCCTGCCCTGCATCACGCGAGCGATATCCACGATAGCGTGGTAGACAGCCGGGTTATCGTAGTGGAAATCTATGAACCTTTCGCGAATCGATTTGCGCCCCTTGTTAGTTAGTTGTAGTTGAACCATTTATTCTCTCTTTCAATATCTGAAAAGCCAGTGCAGCCTGTTGCGGGACTACTCCGTTTCCCAACAGGCGAAGCTGTGCAGTTCTATCCAGTCCTCTGGCCATCCCATTAGCCATTCCACGAACTTCGAGTTCAACCGTCGCCGGGGCGAGATCGGGTCGTTCTCTGAGGACTTCTTCCCAGGCTTCGCTGTCGTGGGGTGCTGGTGGAAACTTTCGGATTGAGCATCCAGATAATGACGATCTAACCGATGTTTGTGAGAGGCTGACCCCGGTGGTCCGGTTCCCTTCCACTCGCTGCTTCTGGGCGTTGCCCATGTGCTTGCCCGATCTTCGAGGTTCAGGCTGTGGTCTGTCTTCCCTTCCTTCGGTTCTCTTCGACCCTTCTCGTTGATCACCATTCCCGGATGCGGATATTCCTGAGTCGATGGGGTGGGCCACTCGCTCGCTACCATTGACAGAGGGTGACCTCCCTGCGCGTACCTCTTCGATCTGTCTGTCGCCGAGTCTGTTGTCGCTGTGGGCCGCTCTGCTTGCCCCTCGCGAACGTTCACCTGATCTCTCAGGTTGTTCGGAGCTGTCCTGCCCTTCCTGACCGTCGAAGACTCCCTGTCCAGTGCCTCTTGGCTCTTCGGAGGCAGAGAGTCCATCGTGTTCGGCGTTCCCCAGTTGTTTGTGAGCAAGGATGAAGACTCGCTCCCTTCTATGGGGCGCACCGACTGCCGATGCTCGTACAGAAACCCACTCCGCATCGTACCCGATTTCGGAAAGTTCTCCGAGTACAGTTCCAATTCCTGATCGAACAAGGAGACCTGGGGTGTTCTCCAAGAAGAGGTATCGGGGTCGTATCTCAGAAGCCAGTCGCCTAATGTGTTCCCAGAGCCATCGCTCGTCATCGGCTCCTCTCCTGTTTCCTGCATAGGAGAATGGCTGACATGGGAACCCCCCAATGATCCAATCCACTTTTCCAACAAACGGTCGGCAGTCGAGGGTTCCGGTATCAGACCAAACAGGTGCTTCATCCAATAGACCCGCTTTAATGTGGTCAACCATGAGCGCGGCTGCCGATAACTCTCGTTCCACGTATAAGAGCGGGACAGCATCTGGATTCGCGAGTCGGAATCCGAGATCGAGTCCACCCCCACCTGAGTAAAGGGAGATGTAGGTTTGCTGTCCGGTATGTAAAGCCACATTCCAATCCTCTCTTCTAATTAGAATTCATTCCAAATTTTAGAGACAGTTTTATAAACTGCTTTAAACTGCTTTTTGGAATGCCTGTAAGCTTTTAAACTGCTCACAAAACTCGCTGACTACGCAATAGTTCTCGCACCGGACGTTAGCACCGGGGCGATGTTCTACTACAAAACCACTTTTTACTTTGTTGTTAGGGTCTAATGCCCACGCCACCGCTCGTGCTTTTGATCCGTAGAAAACCTTTCTGGCTCTCTTGCTGTCACGGGTTGTCTTCAAAGCCCACGAATCTTTTTTAGCCCAGCGTTCATCATCGGTACATTCGGGCAGTTCTTCCTCGCTAAAACCACCAAGCATGTCTCCCGCCATAGCGTCCTGGTGTAACTGGACACGCTCTTCAATGAAAGCAATGGCTCTTTCCTCAGTCCACAGCGGGACATCGTGTGTCTCTGCGCCTAGTTGAGGGTAGTTCTTGTCACGCTTGGCTTCCAACTTAGACCAGTCACGATAGATGGCAACAATCTTTAGGCTATCTACCTTGAATCCATTCTCTCGTAACAGGTAGGCGTACATGTTCAACTGTTGTTCGTATTCTTCTGGAATAACGAGTTCGCCAGAATATTCACGCTTGAACTTGTAACTAGTCACGAATTTGTAGTCGGATATAATCCATGTTCTTTGATCTTCGGTAAGTGTCAAAGTGTCGGTCTGCCCGGAAATCTTCCAACCATTTACTTCAGCGTATAACCGTTCTTCGTTTATCGCATTCCGACTTTGCTCACCAGCTCGTTCAAGGAGCAGGTGTACGAGTTGACCGTAGAGTGCGTATGTCCTGTCGGATACATCCTCTGTAATCTGGTCACCGTAAATTTCTTTGAGTGCTGCTTGGCGAGGTGGCGAAAGCAGACCAGTAACACTGCGGTCTACTCCCTCACCTCTTGAGTAGTTGTCGTTAGAAACAGCCTTTACTAATGCTTCTGGATAACCAGCGTTGTTTGTTATTACCATTATGAGTTCCATTCACCATTCAAGTTGTTCTACAGTTTCACCGTTCTCTTCTTTAACGGGTGTTTCCTCTTCTTCAGTTGCTTCTTCTTCCATGTCACTTACTGCAACAGGTAACTCGACTGGCTTACCGCGCCGTAACAAACTGTACGCGTAGCCATGAGCCTCGTTAGCTTCATCAAAGTCTTTGAAGCCCATCGCTTGTAAGACCTTCAACATTCTTTCTTCACTAGGAATCCTTAGAACTGAATTGAGTATGTTCTCAGCCTGTGCCTTACGGATATGAATGTCCTTCAAGTCCCACTTATCAACGTATTCTGTTGTAGCGTTAGCAACTGCTTGCTCTTCTTGAGCATCTGTTGCTTGTTCTTTTGTCTGTGGTGCAGGACTATTTTGCGAAAGTGATATCTTCCAAGGAATAATTGTTCTCCAAAGCGAACCATCCTGTCCCCAAGAAATTTTCAAAACAACGTCAACTACTTGACTAGATTGATACTTGAACCCTTCGTAGGGCTTGTATCTATTGCCATCCCATTCCCCGCTAATATTCCATATACCTTCCATAGGATCTTCTTGGAATTTCAACCCATACTTATCACCTGGAAAAGTTCGCGCAATAGTAAGTGTTTGTTGCATAAAAGTAGCTTGCGCTTTGTTCTTACCGGGCGGGTCTTTCACAAAGTTTTCGATCTGATCGTTTTCTAATCCACCACTAGGCCAAAGTTTTACTGCATCTTGATATGTGATTTCTGCCATTATGATCTCCTATTTAAACACTTCTTCGGCTGTAAATTTTTTTTCACCGCTAAGTTCACTTATTTTTTGCATCATTTCAGGTCGAGGATTACTTTCACCTCTAAGCCATCTACGCACAGTCTCTTGTGCTTTCAGCCCTAACGCTTTTTGGATTTCCCCGGTGGACATTCCTTTCTCACGTAGAGCTTGCAGTTGTCGTATAGCTTTATCCGTCATGCTTACCTCTCATTCCACCATCGATAATGTGTTGGTCAACTATTTCTCTAGACCCGGTTGTTCCACCAGGCATCTCAAAGTGCATCCAATCAAGCCAATACTCAAGCAACGGCTTGTTGATCGGATCTGCGTATTTCAATGCAGACAGGTGGTATGAAAACAACGCAGTAAAAAAAGCACCAGGTCTTATTCCGTCTTCAATATACCTTTTGACTGTCTCCACACTGGACGGGTTGGGAATCGAACTGTAATCAATAGTCATATCTCTCCTCTTCTTTTTGGTGGGGCAGCAGCATGTCCGTGCCACTGCCCCTACTAACAACACTGGAAGCGTCTAAGTTGCTGTTGCTAGTTACATATATCTTACCACAACAACAATAGAGACTGGCGTGAATCTGTATGTGTACACCCTTAAGGGGTGTCACTCAGTCACAGCCAAATTAAATCGCTTTATAATCACCAGTTGGTGTTTGAACAACTAAGCCGTTATCTCTGGCGCGTGTAAGTGCTTTTCTAACAGCAGGTGCTTTAAGATTTAATTCATTGGCTATCTCATTTGGTTTCATTGGAGTTTGTTTGATAACCGACAATATCTGATCGGTAGTCGAGAGCTTGGTATACATGGTCTGAGTCTGACCGAGATCAGCTTCTTCATACCAGATCTTTACAGCTTGTCCTTCACTATTAGTTTCATACTGGACTTTATAACCGAGAGGTTTAGACAAACTAGTACGATTAGACTTTGTTTGTTCTAGCGAAATAATGCTTTCATTTGGTGAGTCTTCATCTTCTTCACGTTCTAGTACCCAGTTATTTCGCGATAATGCTTCCCAGTAAACGCTGCCATATGGCTTTGACTTACTGTTACTGTTCTTAATTGCCTCAGATTTAGATAAATGAGTTACTCCGATTGTAGATATGTGTTCCCCTAATGATCGGATAATCGATTCATAAATACGCGGAGCCTCTGCGTCGTTAGCATCCATACCTGATGAAGCAATTAATGAATCAATGCATAATAATTTGATGTCAAATTTAGAACATTCTTCCTGTAATAAATCGACATGATCTTGTAGTGGTCCCGAATAGTGGTGATAACGCACATTGTGTTCAATATCTTTATATTCAAGTCCGACTCCTCTTAACAACGCCGTACCTGTCTGAAACCATTTCTCAGCAGTGTCTTCCCAATCCAACATCATTATTGAACCACTAGAAGCAATCTTTATGCCGGGAATAAGTGGATAGTTAAGGGCGTACGATAACAGTAAAGCCTGTACAAACGTACTTTTACCTTGTCCGGGTTGTCCGTAGACAAGATTACCGACACCGTAGGCTGTAAATGGATTGATGGAGAATGCGCTTTGTGTGGGGTCTGGCTTGTATGTTTTTATATCTATCGAACTTTGTGCAGTGTCCATCGAAGTGGTTACAAGTAAAGCAATTTGATCTAAAACCAGTGTCCAGTTCTTCTCCATGGCAGTGTCTTTGGTTAAATTACGAAGTTGCCTAGTAAGACTGTCACGCCCCGATGTCGATAATAAGTTTGTACGAATCGGTCCGTACAGATGTGATCGCACACCTGGCGCATTAACCATAGGGCTTAACTTCAACCAACAATCGATACCTGCTTTCGATTGATTGATACGTGTCAATTCACATATTAAATTTTGTGTCGGCCACTGAATCGTTCTGGAGTTAGCCACCGATGAATTTATAATCGGCGGGTCACCGTCAGCCACCTCGATATTCGCGACAACATAACGTCCGTAAATTGAACGTACTGTATGATCTGTTTCGGCTGCTGAAAACTCTGGACTAGTGTTTAATCTGTATGTTTCTAGCATTTGCCGACATAACGATTCACTGAGTTTTTTATTTAAAAAGTAGCCAGCGATAGAAGCACAAATTTGCGCTCGTTTGCCTTCAGTGATTGGAACTTCAACCAAATTATCATGGGCATCTTTTTCGTATGTGATTCCCGCCATGGCTTTTGACACCCAGTCTGGTGAATCTTTCAGGTCTGGAGCAGTTGGTCGTGTGCCATTCAAATTAGATAAAACAGGTGTATATTTTTTACTGTATTCAGTAAGTTCAGGCCAAGGTACAGGGTCATCATCTGACACTAATTGGTAAGATTTATTGTCAGGCATTCGCGTTGGAGCAGTGAGGCAATATCCACCGTCCGACCGTATATCCAGATGTTTTATAAAAGTGGAAGCTGTTTGCCTCAAATCTGGGTCATAGGGCATATAAATATGCCACCCTCTGGGGCTTTTCACCTTATACCCACCCTTTGGAATCACTAATTTCGCTTCGGCTAAAGACTTTTCAACTTCGCGTGAATCTATATCCACAATTGTTAAATTACTGACCTCTCCAGCGACCACTGCTACCCCGGCGCGTGGGTAACGGCTCCATATTTCGGTGACTAAGTCTGGGTCTTTTGTAAAAGACTTCGATCCATTAGGCATAAGATCTTTGTCGGAAATTGGAATTTTTGCACCAGGCGATGTCGCAATCACACCCCAATCTCGTGCTATACAGGTCAGAGCTGAGTCAATTAAAAGCTGTGTGTAATTATCCATTAGTCATCCTCTCTTCCTGGGTGAAGCTTTGTCGCCCCGGTATCCTTTGTCGCCTTAACGCCCGTTGTCGCCCCGGTATGCTTTAGCACTGTTTCGCTAATTTTTTTTAAAGCTGCAACAGCATATTCAACTTCGCTAGTAAATTTTTCAAGATCATTTTTTTCAATAGCCAGACGCATCCACTGGCTGGACTCGTGGAGTTCCCCGCACAGTAATATTAATCTGCCGTTATCATCCTCATTTAGTTGCCGTAAATCGATTGTCATTACCTACCTCTTCTAAGTTCAAAACCAGTAATAGTAAAGTACCCTCGACCCCGCTCAACGGGCTGTGCGTCGATCTGGTGAGGTCGTAAAAGGCATTCAGTGCCAAAAAAGCCCCTGCTATCGGAATAGCAGAGGCGAGTGGGCTGTATGTGTGAAGGTTTATGCAGTTGCCCACGCGTAAACAATTTCTGGGTCGCCTACGGTAAAACCGTTGTGCCATATCATTGCATTTAGGTGAGGAGTACGCCCCCGTTGCCCTGCTTTATTAGTAGGCTTCCAAAGGTATCCAGATTTCCGACTGCACTTATACCCGTTGTTTTTCAGGTGCGTAACGGCTTCGGATAACGTATCTGCGAGGAATGACTCCTCATCAATATCGTTCAGTCCCTCATCTGTTACATCGACCTCATAACGGTCATTCGTATCTTCTAGAGTAAAATCTTTTCTGATCATTATTGAATCTCCAATTCGTTGATAATGTCGAGGTTGCGTCGGCGGTTCTCTGCGCGCCTCTCGTCGACGTTGTGAGGCTTTTCGCCCTTGTTTGGGCTAATCCACGTTACGCCGTTTTCGTGCTTCCATCCATCGTTTGGCGTGATAGCGTCGGGAGCCATGTGTCCGTCAAATCTAACGTCGAGAAAATTCGATTCTCTCGCCTCGGTGAATGATGGAACCACGACCTCTGATTCAGGATCGTTTGCAGACTCGAACCCCTCTAGAATTACCCACCCGTGCGCCTCGGTGTGAATGGCAACCTCGGTGTGTGGGTCTTCGTTTATTAGTGCTGTGATTATCTCGTGTACTAGCATTGTTTACTCCTTGTGAAGTTCTTTCACCCAATGGCATTTGGTGCAGTAGTCGCCCATTGCCGTTCGTTCAAACTGTGGAAATTCGCAAGACAATTCGGTTGTATTGGCATTGGCGGGATATCGCCGTTCACCATCTACATTTGTCCAAAGCAGGTACTTGTCGCGAAAGTTCTCCATCACTTCCTCTACTTCTTCTGGCGTGTGGATATCGAACACTTCAAATCCGTACTCTTGCCCGTTCCTGTCACATTCGGTAACTCGTAACATCTTTATTGATTCTCCTGTTCTACGAGGACACCCTCGCTTAACCACAAGACCCCACATGGGGCTAACCAAGTGGGGTTGTGGGCTGTATGTCGTCTGAGGGCTATACGCGAGGCTTGCTTACAAATCTGACTACCTCGTCGAAGTCTAAAGTGCTTAATACATTGGGGTCGCTACCATCTTCGGGATAGATGATTTCATTGTCCTCTTCGTTATAGAGATTTACTACAAATCTCCAATCCTCGTAATCGTCGGGATTCCAACCGTTAACTATGTAGTTTTCTCTACGTTCTTCTGCTCTTGGAGAATTTATCCAAATGTGGTATCCATTCACAATAAATGACGGCAGTTCGTTATTGTGCCATGTGACATCTTCCCAATCTTCAGGGATGTCAATATCGTCTGTGTACCCTAGCCAATGATCGCGCCATTCACGACGAGATGTACTAGTGGTTAAAGACTCGTATTCATCAGCGAGGTTGGCGAAGTTATATGCCCATTCATCCAACGATTCGGTGATGAACTTACCATGTTCAAATTTGTCTAAGTCTTTATTCCCATCGGCTTCCCATGATTCGCTTAACTTGATCGCGTCGCTGAACATTCGACGTAGCACTGTCGGTACATCTTCTGGGGTGTATTGATTAGTCACTTGATTCTCCTTGTTAGTGTGAAGTTAGATTCCTTCGCCATCCACCAAGCCTCGTTGATCAATTTAATTTGCTTGTCACTGTCGAGGTCAACTTCGATGTTGAGGCTCTCCATAGCATCTAGCATGGATTGATTTGGATCGATGAAATCGTGCGTAGCGCAGGACAATTTTTCGTACCCGTTTGCAGCGTTGCGTTCATTCACAAGCACCAACTCGTCATCGGTCAATTCATTACGGATAATATCCGCGAATTCTTCTGCAAGACGTTGTTTCTGTTTAGACATTTTGATTCTCCTTTAATGTCTCTTCTTAATAAGTACCTTATCAAATTACCACAACAACATTCAAGCGTTGTTACCTCGACACCCCAACGTTGTCGCCTTAACATTTTTATTACCTGATTATTTTTTTACTAAACTGGCCATTTCATTTTTTTATGCGCTGTAATTTACGCACCCTAAAACGTCCAGTTGTAAAAAAAAACGGTTAAAAATTTCTACCAATCAGGATCGCAAAAAATTTAAAACATCCACAAAAACGGATTTAAAAAAATCTGATTAAGTGATTAATTTTTAACACTGATTAAGTCCAAAGTTAAAACGGTTATGGCATTGCAAAAAATGCTCCAGGAACGCTACAGCTCTTAATTAATAAAAGCTGATACACGCGGCAACGCATAACGATTAAAGGTAATAACCAGCATCCGCGGCGTTATGTGGTGTGTGTGTGGATATCTAAAGCATTTAAACGGCATTAATCACAATCGGTTATATGCGGTTAAATGTGTCTGGTTTAGCCATAGGCGCACAACAAACAATATGCCGGGAATATGTGCGTTAATGTGCTTATGGTGTGTGTGTGTGGATTGTAAAAACCTTAAACAAAAATACCCGGCAATAAATGCCGGGTACATTGTCGGTTAAGTTAAGTTATTAACTCGAGTAACTAAAACGAATATTTTCACGTTTTAAACGTTGTATTGCTTTGCTAGCGTCACTTTGTGCCGGTTGCATACCATGCAATAAAAGATTGAATGAATGATCACCAAACACCGCGTTAATATCGTTATGGTCAATTGGCATACCGTTAGCCATATTTGGGTGGAATATAACGTTCGCGTGCTTCAATTGATAACGTTCAATGAAGTGGTCATATAAACCACCACGCGACATGGTCATATTGAAATTGTTCGGTTTTTCGTCACGCACTTCCAAAAAGGTTTTAACGTTCTTTGTATACCCGTAGCAATGAACGCCAGTTTCACGCGCAACATAAAACCATGCTCGCATATATTCCCGTCCAAAATCTGTACCGGGAAATTCACCACCAACGTGAACGCGGCATAAGTCGGTATTAGTTGGCATTGCTTCTATAAGCATATTTCCGATATCCACATAATCCGTACCGGCATAACTCCAAAGTTTTTGGAGTAAATCCCAATTGTGCCAACGTGCGCGGCGTGCTTGACCCGAATACGCTTCTGATACGGCAGAAAAACAGTTGTATATTGATTCACCACCGTGCGACAGTTTCCCGGTTACAGGATGCGCATAGGTTAGGCATTCCTTTGCGACTTTGCCACATGAATAACCACTCGGCAAACTAAACGCAACACCGCGCGGATTTTCAATGCCAGTTAAACGCGCAAACTCTAACAATGTTTCGCGCAGTTTCGCGTTATCTCGCATTGATTGATATTTCAATAGTTCAGTCATTTTTTGATTCTCCAATTGTTATTAGTAGTCGAGCATATCGTTTGGAATTATTCCTTGATCAATCATCAATTGATCGTAGTCGATTGTTTCCCGTACTTGTGGACAATCCAAACCATGTCCCATATCACCATCAAAACACGCGTAGCAACTAGCGCAATGATCTTGAACAGGTTCATCGCAATTCTTACAGTCAAAGTGAATAATCATCTCTTCTCTTCTCTTCGTTTTATTGCTACCAACTAGGCAACAACAACATTATTCGCATTAACTCAGCATCAATTGCAATAGGTAAGTGATACGAATATTTCAATAAATGAATACGCCTACACACGCGCGCGCGAGTCCAGTGCATAGAAAACACGTTCAACAGTGGCGAAGATATTCGGGGACAGTGGCAGTGCAAAAGCACCACTATTTTTATACCTGGTGCGCACTTTACCGCACTATTCCATGGCCTAATTAACACACTAAATTTAGCGTTATGGTTAGCAGAGTTAAGGAATGCGCCGATACACGTTGACGCATTGATATATGTAGATGTACCCCATTTGCGTGCTGAATTTTACATGTGTGACAATGTCACAGTGTGTTGTCACAGTGTCACAGTTGGGTCATATATATTCTGGTCTGTGTGACAAAATTTATACGAGAGTGACATGTTTTTGAGTTCAATGTCACTCGATGTCACAGCATGTCACAGTAAATGTCACAGTAATATTCTTTCGCGTACGCGTGTGTATATAGCTATATATTGCTATATAGCATTATTGCTTAACATTGCAATAATGCATTTAACCCTTTTCTTAAAAATGTTTTTCCCTTTTTTGGTATATTGTTTTTTTATGTCAAAGAAAAATAGTTTAAAAGCAAAAAGTCCTGCTGAGAAATTTAGGGAATTAGTTTTACAGGGTTATCCTGAATGGCCTACATGGTCGAGGAAGTTGCGTAGGATTTTTGTTTCGTTGCCATCCTACGGTGTTGGAAAAGATTCTTTAGAGTCAATGTGTGAAGATTTTGACTGGGATTTAGATGCAACGTCCAGACTTATTGCTCGTACTAAGACTTTTCAAAATGCGATAGCGGAATTTGTAAATAACGATTACCAGTACCGAACAGTTTCTAAAAAAACAACAGGTGGTAATTTAAAATTAAAATTTGAGATCCGATGGTCTTTACTTCAGCAGGTATATATGCTGGAATCTGGTATAACATCGTTCATCAAAGCAGAAACAGGTAAAGTTTCCGCAGCAGAAACAAAACTTATAGAAAAAGCAGGTCTTCTTGAAATAGAACCAGTAGTCAATATTCCTGCAAACATTTCTAACACATCTGCTAATACTGTCGATATTTCAGGCGAACACAGTTTGTATAACTTAGAAGCATCCCTCAACGGAGCGTAATGCCCTACCAGTACACCCCTTCACCCTGGCAACGTAAATTCCACGAATCAAATGCTCGTATCAAAGTAATATGGGCTGGACGGCGTGCAGGAAAAGGTCGAGCTGTACTCACAGAACTTATGAGGGCTATTACAGCAGCATCTAAGTCTCCGTTCCTTGCATCAAAAGAAATGGCAAAAGCTTCAGGGTTAAAAGTCGGAGAAGATCTTACTCACACTCTCGAACCAGCGATCCATATCTGGGTTGTTGCCCCTAACTTTGCACAGTCTCGTCAAGCCTGGAACGAATTAAAACAATTTATTCCACAAGAAATGGTTGTTAGGCGAAAAAAATCTCAAGGCGGTGGCCGAGGAGATGGATGGAAAGAGGACGAAAGATCTGTATGGCTAAATTTGAAATCACCAGGTTTAGCGCGAAGAGAATGCTATATCGAAATAAAATCTGCTGACGATGCCGAATCACTTCAGACCGCAGGACCAGACTTTATCTGGATAACCGAGTCCCAGGACATCAAGGAAGCAGCATGGAATAAACTCCGACCAATGCTGAACTCGTCAGGAAGACTCGGAAGAGGATGTATCGAAGGTATTCCACCCTTTTCGCGAAACCACTGGTTCTCAAAACTGTTTAACTGGGCGCAAAAAACTCCTACAGAAGATTATCAGGCGTTTCAGGCAACTACTTTTGATAATGTTTTTTTGACAGAAAAACAAAAACAGGCAATCAATGATGAAAAATCTACAATGCCAGAAGCAGTTTGGGAAAGAATGTACCTTGCCAAACAACCAGATGGTGGTACAGGATTTTTCAGACCAAGCAAAATTCAAGCAGCAGCAAATTGCAAGGAAAGCCTATTTCCAGATGAAACCCAGCGGTACGTTGCTGGTCTTGACCTTGGTAAAAAACAAGACTATACGGTTCTCGTAATAAAAAACGCTAGATTGCGCGAATCCGTATACGCACTCGAAATGCAAGGAAATGATTGGGTTAGCCAGATAGAAACAATCTCCAGAGAAATAGATCGATGGAAAATAGGAGATCTTAGAATCGACTCAACAGGACTTGGTGATGTTGTTTTCGACCACCTGCTAAATAGCGGTATGCCTGTTACACCATTCAAATTTAGCGCACAAAGCAAGTATCAGCTTTTTCAAAACTATTACATTGCCCTTGAAAACGAAAATGTTTGTTTCCCAGAATCTTGGTCAACTCTTGTAAAGCAATTAGAAGACATAAGTATTCGTACAAGCGGGAATGGTGGGTATGTTTTTTATAATGAAACAAACGAACATGATGACTGGGTGGATGCAGAACTGTTAGCATTGATGGCATGTGACCCTCCGGGTTATGATAATGACGAGTATGATTATTTACGTCCTATAAGGCGAATAAACCCCTTGCGTCCAAAGCCCGCTGCAAGACCAAGTAGATTTTTAACAGCACATAGGGCAAGAAAATCTAAAGAACGACTAAAACTACTGGAGCTAGAACCAGATTTTGTAGAGATGAAGTAAAACAATGGTTCTCGATTTTACTATTGACCCTCAAGAAGCTATAAAAGTTGAAGCAGCTAGCCCTGTTGACGAACCCGAACTGACTCTTCACTGGATCAGGGAAAAGGCAGATGCGGGAAGAGATATTTTTCAAAAATTCAAAAGTCAATGTGAAGTCCTTGATGACTTTTTCCTAAATGACTTTGACTTTGGAGTTCCTGAAAATGGAACAATGGTTCGTTTAGGTACTGCACAGTCAGTTATCAATACCCTCGTATCGCACGTAAGTCCGCAATTCCTCGATATATCCGTCCCACCACCGGGACCAAGAGGTCAAGCTCGCGCCGAAGTAATGGAAAAATTCCTGACAGGCGCACACCACATGATCGAACATCGTTCTCCTGTATACAGAGAACTTACTAAACATGCGGGACTTTACGGAATTGCATGGGAGAAAGTGGAGTTTATTGCAAACGAGTGGAGTGATTTTCCTGAACCGCCCCCCCATGACGAAATTTTATCAAATGCTTATCGCGAACAAATTCAAAATGTTTTAGAAAAACGCTCAATTTCATGGCCTATAAAATCAGTTGCCGTAAATCCACAAAACTTAATATGGGATATGAACAACGGAACTCAACCACGTTGGGTTATATACGAATATCAAGTTGATGCAGAGTGGGTTCAGGCTCACTTCCCCGAATGGGGCAACCAGAAAAAAGGCTACGTGACGTTCCAGGAAGTATGGACGCACTCCCAGGTCGCATATGTCGCTGATAAACAATGGGTACTTGAGCCACGGCGACACGGTTATGGACGATTACCGTGGATTATGTACTGGCCTCAAATGGGATTGGATACTGGTAACTCCGAACCCGAAAAGTTGTATATGGGATTGCTCAACGGATCTATGGAAATGATTCGAGCGCAAAGCCAACTTGCATCTCATTACATCGACATTGTAGGTAAATCAGCGTGGCCTACCCTTGAGTTCACCGGACCACCCGGTATTACCGAAGAAGTCCAAGCAATGTGGGATGACACTCCGGGTGCAAAGAACGTAAAGCCACCACAGGTACAAGTTGGTGTAGGAGAAACTCCACGACCACCATCTGAAATTGGAGTTGCAAAGCAATTCTTAGACGAGGCAATTGAGGCTAATACAGTCCCTGCTGTTGCCAGAGGACAACGACCTACAGGTGCAGCATCTGGTTATCACACAGCAGTTCTTGCAGGAATCGCTTCACTTAACTTTGGAGCGGTAAAAGACGCAATGGAACGTGGCTTACAAGATAAAGGTGAAGTTATTCTTCGCATTGTAGAACTTGTAATTGATGACAAAGTATCTGTATTCGGTAAAACAGAAGCAGGTGTTCTGGACGCAATTGTAAAACCATCAGATATCAAAGGTCATTACGTCAATATTGTTCGGATAAATTCAGTTAGTCCAGAAGAACAAGAACGAAGACTTAACCTTTGGGCAAACCTTTGGCGTTCAGGATACGTTGATCTCGATACAGCTCTACGCAAAGGTGGAGTAAGTAACCCGTTAGAAGTTCGAGCAAAAATTTTGGAAGAACAATTCTTGAACTCACCGGGTATTCAAGAACAGTTACAACTAGCAGCAGCTTCTCGTATTCCAACAATTCAAAATATTATCGAGGCAGCAGGACAACCTACTACGCCTGGAATGACTACCCCAGAAGAAACAGCGCGTAATATTATGAATACTCAAGGGGCTATGCAATTACCTAATGCTGGAAACTTCCAGCAAGGCAATCAAATGGGAACCCGTCCACAAGCTCCAGGCACAGGCGTTCCAACTACTACAAGACCTGTAATGCCGGGGTCAGTAGATGAAATGAGGCAAACTGCTGCTGCAATATCAGGTCCACGATCAGGAAATGTTCGAGTTCCTGGAGCAGATATATCTCCTGGGGCAAGAGGTTAGAAATGGCTAAAAATACGCACCCATTAGAATCAGCGTTTTTACGTTTAGACGATTCGTTTAAGCGTTTCTTCAATCAAATTGATAACAGCTTCAAAGGAATAGAAAAAATTCCAGAAGTTTCACAACCAAAAAAACGTGTTAAAAAAACGTTTTATTCTAATAATCCGTTTGGAAAAATCTAATGGCAATATCAATAGAAGATCAAATTAAACAGGCACTTTTAGCTTCATCTCCTTTTGCTGGCGGTGAATTTGGTATGCCAGATGCTGCAAGAGATTTGCAGCCAATACCCTATCGAGGGCAAGGTCGTCCGATGACTCCAGCAGAAATAGATTCATTGGAAGCTGACAGATTTGCTAGGGAAGAACGAGAGCGACGTGCGCAAGAACGTGCGCAAGAAACTGCTCTTCTAACTGGTCCAGTACGTTCATGGGATGCCAAGCTTGCGGATATAAGGGTAGACGGTCAAGGGCGTGTAATTCTGCCTGTTGATATGTGGAGAAATGCCTATAAATGGAAAGACGACAATGAAGTTATAGGCAAAGAGCAAATAAAAGATGCAATACGGAAAATTGCAGAACTAGGCGGTAGAGATACCCTGAACCGTTCTGTTGAGAATATGTTGCAGCAAGCACGTAACTATTACGCCAACACTCCACGAGGTGATAGCACTTGGGATAGAAACATTGATGGTGGGCTGATTGATGGAAGTATCATAACTGATCGTGCTTTCAAAGCTACATGGGGCGATATTGCAGATGAAGTGCTTGACGCAAGAAAAGCAGAAATAGAAGATCAGCTTCCTCCAGGATTTGACGAGATAGTAACTGATCCATCTACAGATGCCGATGAAGCTGACACAGAAGTTCAAAGTGCTGCAACAATGACAGACTCTGAGTTGATGGATTTAGATGAAGAACAAAGTAAACAATTTGCGAAAGACTACTTAGAAAAATTACAACGAGAACGTGATGGCGAAGAAGTCGTAGAAGTAGAAGACACTGGTATTCCTGAAAATCTTCCTCAATTTTGGAAAGACAGATATGGTGAATATCAGGCACTTTCTCCAGAGTTACAGCAGATTATTCTACTTAATGGGATTCAAAACTATATTGAATTAGAGCCTTACCAACTTGCTGAAGCAGGAATAGCTAATGCTGGTATTGACCCAACCCAAGTTGACCCAACCCAAGTTGACCCGACTCAAATAACAGGTTTTGAAGGCGATCAACCTGATTATGTTAATCCTATGACAGGAGTTGGACCTGTTACTCCGTTCCGTGCCGGGATGCCTGATTTTGGTTCAGCAGTGCCTGAACCACTAACTCTTGAAGGAGTTCCTGTAAATAGTCTTGGAGATATGCTAAATCTTTTTTACGCTAATCCAGATCAGTACATCGTAGAACAGCCTGTTTTAGAAACTTATACAGACGAAAATGGTGTAGTTCAAACTCGTCAAGTCGGCACTCAGCAGTCTTTATCTCCTCTTGCTCAAGCTGCCCTTCAAGCGTTTAGTACTCAGCGAGGAGCGGAATCAGCAGATATTGCATCTAGGTTCGGAACTACATCTCCATTTGGAGCTATTGCTGGGCTGGGCGGTGAAACAGCAGCGCAGGACGCACTAACTCTTGCAGAGTTACAAGCAAAGGCGGGTGTTAACAATCCGTTTGCAGCATTACAAACAGATGCAAAGATTAACGACATCAGCACGATTCTTCGTGGTGGGCTTACTTCAGAACAGCAACTTGCACTTGCACAGGCTCCGGGTAATCCGTTTGGACTTACTGCACAACAACAAATTGATTTACAGAATCAGTTAGCAAGAGGTGGAATATCTCCAGAACAACGCCTTGCAGAACAACGCATGGCACTTCTTCCGCAATTATTTCAAACAAGTCCACAGGCTTTAGGTGGATTGCAACGAATTTTAGGGGAAGCGCAATTACAAGAGGCTCTTACACCGTTCTTTAGTGCAGGAAATTTTCAACCAGTACCACCGCCTGAGCCTTCTAGTTTTCCTGTGCCGTTTTATCAAACACAACCGGGTTTTGATATAAACCCTGACATTGCGTTAGGAGCAGGGAGTCCTGCTTCAACAATGATGCCTTCTAATCAACCTATTACTCAAAATATTAGTAGCACAACTCAACCTGTATCAGCAGTAAGTCCCGGCTTTAGACCAACAGTAGGGCAGTATCAAACAGCAGACCTTTTTGATCGTGGTGGTTTTGAAGCAGATGCAGCAATGTCTGGAAAACAACTTACGCCCTTTTTACAAGAAGTAACTCCACTTGCTGCTCCAACACGACCTGGGGGATTAGGAGCGCGAACAACAACGCGCTTTACCTACTAATATGGTTAGTCCTTTTCAAGCAAATCCTTTTGAACGTGAAACACAAGCATTTCTTAATCAGATTCGCGCTGAAGAAGAACGTCAACGAAGGTTTATACTTGCTCAAGCAGCAGAACGTAGGCGCGCTGAAGAAATAGCAAGAAAAATACAAGAAGACCAGTTAGCCCTTCAAAGATCTAAGCATTTTGAAGAACTAAATAAAATTCCTGAACTACCACCTGGTCAAGAATATGTACCACCTGTTAACCAACCAGCCGACCCTGCATTTGTAAAAGGTGTTGATGTTCGTCCTGAAGATGAGCGCGAAGAGCCGTTCAGGTTTACTGGTGGTTTTGCGCCCGGTATCCGATCTAATATTGCTAATGCTGGAATAACAGCGTTAGGTGCAATAGAGCCAGCATACAACACGGCTGTAGGACTTGTTTCAAGGGGGTTAAAAGGAGAACAGGAATTTGATAAGCAATTTAGACAGGTTATGGAAGAACGTGCTGAACAGGGTAAGGGTGCAGGAATAAGGCAGTTTTTTGCAGCAGGGACAGAAGCAGCACGACGCGCTCAACCAGCACAGCAAGGTGCAGAGATTTTCGCTTCGTGGTTACTGCCTTGGCTGGATGCTTTAGGCAATGCTGGGATTCCACAGGAAACTCTTGATCAATTCCAAGAACTAAGAGAGCAGTATTTCGAGGAAGAAACAGGAGAAAAATGGGATGATACTGGATTCTTCCGAAATGCTAGTGCTGACATTCGTGCTTCTCGCCGTGCTTACAAAGACATTAATCTACCGAAATATTACAAGGGTACGGTAGAGATCGCTCTAGATCCGCTCAACCTTCTTCCAGGCGCAGGTTGGGTAAACGACGCTAAGTTTGTTACAACAGCAGCAAAAGCAACAGCAAAAGGTGCAGTAGTTAATCTCCCTCGCGCCCTTATAGATTCTCCAAAAACAGCAGTTAGCGCAAAAGCAAGGATTCTTGAAACTTGGCGAGCTGCTAATGAAGTCCCTGCTGAAGAACTGACTTTAGATGCAATAAAAGCAAAAGCGGATGCAGGTAAAGAGATAATAGACAACACTGACATCGGTGTTTTGCAAAGACAGTTTCAGCAAGAATCACTCGCAGGTTCTGCAAGGGCAGCAGCCAGGAAAAAAGAAATTGCAGCGTTAAGAAAAAATCAATCCTTACTAGATAAAAAATCAAAAGAATGGCAAGAGATTGAATCTGCAATAAAAGTTCTTGAAGAAGAGGCAGAGGCTGCTTCTAAGATAAAAATACGAACTGGTGCAGAAATAAAAGAACTTGCAGAAGCACAGATGGGAGAACGCACTGCTCCGCAGATAGCCGGTGCTTTTGATTACATAGAGCCGGTAATAATCGGTAACAGAGCCGATGATCGAATAGGACAGGGCGCAAGGTTCTTTGACGAGACAGATGATGCAACTAATGCTCAACGCCGAATAGATACTTCAGATGAACTTAACGAACTTGCTGAAGCTAATATACGAAGTGGGCAAGCAAGTAAAGTCCAGGATGCCCTTCGCGCGATGTACAACATTTTGCCCGAAGCAATCCAGATGCCGTTTACAGGTGTTATTAACGCCATAACCCCTCGATTGATTGCAAAGCTCGATGTACCAGATCTAAGTACTGAACGCATAAAGAGCGCGCTAATCAATGCCAACTTGCAGAACCGTGCAGCAGTCGTTGTAAATAATATCCAGGCAGTCACAGGATCTGCAAAACAGGTGTTCGGTGAAACGATAGAAAATGCAATTATCGATTTAAATAAACTTGACCCAACAGGTCGTACTGGTGCTGCTGTCAAAACTGCTCTAAAAAATCGGTACGGAACTATTGTTGAAGGATTTGAAAACTTAAGGTTCCACGAATCAGATGTCATAAATGCAGTAGTAAATGTTTCGGAAGTACGACTTTCAAATGGTGCTGTAACTATTGTTTATGACATAGCAGATAATTTTAAGAAGGCTGGCAGCCCGTTTTTCCAGAACGGTCAAATAACGCGTCAGGGCAACTATTTGATTCAGCGAGCCAAAGCTTACGGTGAGTTTGCAAAACTACTGGACGAGTCCGGTATTCCAATTGGGGTGGCAGCCGATGGTGCTGAGATAATGTTAAGTGGAGCAGCTCGGATAAAACGATTAATGGATGACGGTGCATTCGCTTCAAGGTTTGTTTGGAGTAAGACAAACGGGGGTTTGCGTGGGAATGCTGACGCTACGTTTGAAAAATATTACAACAAGGCGCGAACTTTACTTGACCCGGATGAACTGCTCGCAGCGGTTGACAGCGGACGAATTGCCTATGCCACTCCTGAAGATACTCTTTCTGTTTACGCCAGTGGGGTCTACAAGCAAATTGCAGATGCTGCCTTAGAAGAACGCTTGATCAAGTTGTTCCAAAACCCTTCTAACGGTCTTGCGGAAAAATACGGTGTCAAAGTTGTAAAAGATCTGAAAAATGTTCTTAAGTCAGGAGAAGAAAAAGAATTTAAAAAAATAGGTGCTGCGGGTGAATACGGGGGGCGAAAGACAAAAGATGTTGTTTACAAACTCGAAGATACGGGAGAATTAAAACGACTTACAGATCAAACAACCCCTACTGAACGCCAGCGTTTGTTTGATAGCTTACTTTTTACAGACGATAAAGCTGCTGCCAGATTTGCAAAAGACTTCGATGTACTTCTTGAAAATAAAGAAGGACTTTTCGGTCTTCTGAAGCACCGAATGATTACAAGTACAGTAGGCCGAACAGCAGCGGATATCAGCAGAATATTTCGACTTGCAGGAACAGGTGTAGACGTAGGTCTTCTTGCTATTTACGGTCCTGTTATTTTAGGTAAAGCTTCATCAGATATTCTTAGAGGGTTAGCAAAAGGCGATGCAAAGCTTGTTCAACAAGGTAAAAAATTACACAAAGCATTAGCTGATGCAACTATAGACAGTTTTATCTCGCTTGCCCGACCAGATCAAATTCAAGCTCGTATGTACAACCCAGAACGTAGAGATCTTTTACGAAGAATGAATCTTGCTGGAGTAACTTTAAGTAGACCGACAGTAGAGGCTTACGAAGCAATAAATAACAGTGGTCCAATAAGTAAATGGCTTACAAAACCTGGTGAAACTTTAAGTTGGCCTCAAGCAAGACGAAAAAATCTTCAATCAGTGTTGAAAAGGTTTGAAGGAGCCTGGTCTACGTTTATAGATGAAGTCAAGATCTCGTCATTCGAGGCTATGACAGATCATATAAACAAAGCAGATAATTTATCAGATGCTGCAAAAGCAGAGATGTATCGAGAAATTGGAGATTTCCTAAACAAAGCAACTGGTACTCTGAGTTCTGAAGCAGCAGGTCTTACTAAGTTTCAACGTCAGATCGAAACAACGTTTTTGTTCTTTTCACCTCGCATGACCCGTTCAATGATCGCTTTACTTAGCGATGGTATGACTCGTGGGGGTGCAAGTGGTGCTGCTGCTAGAGAAGGAGTAATAGGTGGATGGTTTGCGCTTCAAGCGTATACATGGGCAGTCGGACAGGCGTTAGGGCAAGATGTAAACCTTGATCCGACTCAACCACATTATCTGCAAGTTCAAATAGGGAATGATTGGGTTGGTCCAAGCAGTCAAGTAGTTTCTTTGCCACGAGCAGCATATCGTGCGATAGCTGGTCCAGATGACGTTGATGCTATTTACAAAGATTTCAATGAGGATGGTGGGTATAAAGATAATGAGTGGTTCCGTCTTTTGAGAAGCCGGGCTTTTACGGCTCCAGGCGGTTCAATGATTATTGATGCCATTACAGAAGAAGACTATTTTGGACAACCATATGAAGGTCCAAAAAGTTTTGCTACTGCCCAGTCTAGAAAAGCTCTACCGTTCTGGATGCAGGATCTGGTGGTTGCTGACCCTTATCGAATTGGGTACTCCACGGCTGTCGCTGAATTTGCAGGTTTACGGACTCGGCCTTTATCTGCGTATGAACGTCGAAGGCAAATACGTGATCAAGCAGCAAATGATAAATACGGTGCGGAAGGCTTTAATGGGTATAACAGTTTAGATCCAACAAGGAAAAAACAACTTAATAAAGAACTAAAAGAAGGCGTAAGTTCAGATGTTTCAGCTAGTGTGCTGAATGCTTTTACGACGGTAAATGAACTAATTGATCGAAGGCGTGAACTAAACCAAATTGAAACAACAACAGTGGATGAGTTTTATGACGAGATTGATGAAGTAACTGAAAGAAAAACAAAAAAACAAAATGACGTTTTTTCAAGATTTGAACGTATCCCGGAATATGGTGTAGCAGACTTAAGAAAAGAATTACAAAAAATAAACAAGGAGTTTTCTCCTCAATTTGAAGCGTTGTATGACAAAAGTGAAACTGGCAAATACGTTGAAGTACATAACTTCTTAAAAAAATTAAATAACGTGCAAGGGACAGAACGTACAGAAGAAATATGGATAACTAGTTTTATTGAACAGGTAGCGTTCAACCCTGAGTTTGAAAAACAAACTGAACACGGTATTGATTATTACGATTATGACGCAGAAGCAGAAGCTTTACTTGCCTGGGTTGATGAAAATGGTACAGAAGCGTATGACTATGTTACGAAAAATCTAAAAGAGGGTAATTATTTACATCCAATTCAACAGGAACAATTTTTCCAACGAGAAAAATATTCGTTGCGCTACTACGATTCACCTAAAAAAGCTGCTTATGAAAACGCAGCTATTGAATATGGAAGGTCGTTAGCTGAAATTGAAAAATTCTATTCTGATTATCGAAATGGAACTAGAGAACAACAATTACTTTTGAGTCAAAGTCCTATTATTAAGTCAATTAATTCATATGTTAGAAGAACTAGGGAGCTTTTAAGAAAAGAAGATCAAGGCTTGGATGGATACTTATTCCGATTTGGATATACAGATACTTTTATGCATCCCAATAATAAAGATTTAGGCGCAAGAGGTTTCTGGTCAAGTAAACAAGTAATTGATGAAGACACTTACAATAGTTTTACTGAAGTACAGTAAACTAAGTATAGTAATAACTATCTAAGGATAGAAGGGTCTACGGACATGGTAGAAGAAGTACAACAGCAAAAGACTCCAGAAGAAACTGCACAGGAAATTCTTGCAACTAACCCCTCTACGGAGACTGCGGAACAACCAGCAGAACCACAGGTAGATGCTCCTGTTCCAGTCGCAGAGAGTCCAGACCCGCTTTCAGTGGTAAAGGACTTTCTTGGCAAAGAGCAAGGACGTTTAGCACAGGTATCTGGGCAGAGGATAGCTGCTGTTGAAAAATCGTTGAAAACAGAATTAGATGATTTTAAGCAATCAATACAACCATTGCTTGAGCAAGCTGAATCTGCAAAACGAGAACAACTTCTTAGTATGGGGCAAGATGAACTTGCTGAGATGGTGATAGAGCAACAGCGGAACGCAGCTACGGCACAAGCACCGCAACAAGATCCATATTTAACTGCGCTTGCCACGGCTTCGCAGGAGTTGATAACTGAAAACAACCTGAATATCTCACATGAAGATCCAAATATTTGGACAGGATGGCAGAAAAATATGTCTGTTACCCAGTCAATTGAGTTAGCTAGGCAAAATATAGAGCGCATGTCAGGTAAAACTGTTGCTGCTCCAGTTCAAGAAACTCCTGTTACGCAGCAAACACCTGCTCAACAAGCACCACCAGCAACACCTTCAACGCAAGGTGCGCCTCAAAAAAGTATAAAAACAATTAGTACCTTGTCCGAAGCAGCACAATTATTTGCTGACGGCAACATTGACCCTGCTCAATACAGGGCAGCCAAGAAGCAAATAAGTCAGGGCGGTTCGGCAACGTTATAGAAAGAAAAGACGATGGCAACAGGCCTTTCCCTTTCAGATTCTTCGAGTCTGGAAGATATGTCGAAAATCATTGTCGCTGAAGCAATAGACAACGTAGAGCCTTCTGCTCCTATGGCAGATCTCGTTTCTCGCTATCCTATCGAGAGTGGCGCGAAGCAGGTCAATGTGCCGATCTGGGGCAGGCAGTCTGCGGTTGCTTTGACAGAAGGTGTCGATATTTCTGCGCCTCAACAGGTAACGGCGACAGTCGTAAACCTGACGGCTTCTGAACACGGCATCCTTTCGTTTGTCAGCGACAGGCTAAAGCATGAGAACAACGAGAACGTACTTGCAGCGGTAGGAACTATGCACGGTCGTGCAGTGGGACGATTGCTGGACAGTGACCTTCTTACTCTTCTCGACGGTTTTAGCACTTCAAAGCCAGGTGCTGGTAGCAATGCAACATTTGTTACTATCGCTGGCGCAATCTCGTACTTGCGTACAGACAACGATTCAACTTATGGCCCTGCTCCTAGTAAGCCAAATGCGGTCTTACATCCAGAGCAGATTCGTAGGCTGACTCAGGAAGTCGCAGGTATCCAGGCGGGTGGTTCCGGTATGCCAGCACAGACTGTGCCGGAAGGACCGTCAGCAGATATCATCAGTTCATACTGGCGAGGTAACGACCCGGTATTTGGTGTACCTATCTATGAAGATGGCAACATCTCCCGTGATGGGTCTGGTGACTCAAAGGGTGGAGTCTTTGCTAAAGAAGCTCTTGCCCTTGCTATGGAAATAGAGATCCATGCAGAACAGGAACGGGACGCATCTCTCCGTGGTACTGAAATAGTTACCGTCGGAACATGGGGTGAGTCAGAGATCGTAGATACTTGGGGAGTTGAAATATACTCTGCAACAGACGCGATTTAGTTAGGAATTATCTGTGGTTACTCAGGACACCTCGCAATGGTTGGCTAAAAAACAGGGAACGGTAAAGCGTTTCTTGGGTGATTCCATTGCAGAGCTAAACCTTGATGTTCCGCCTGGTGCGGAAAAGGTGACACTCTACGACCAGACAGATGGGTCAGAGTTAGTCGTTCCGAGACACACCGCAGATCGTTTGGTAAACGAACCGTTAAAAATAACGGTAGTAAGAAAAGACGGATCTTTTGCAAGTCGCACAGATTTAACAAAAAGGCATTTTGCTTGGACTCCACCTCCTGAGATCGAGGACAGCGTAGGCAGCGCAGCCGAAACTGTTTCTAAAATCAGTGGGAAAAAACGCAAACGGGGAAAGAGAGGGCGAAAGTAATGGAACAACCAGTTGTTTCTCCTCCTGAACAAATGCAGAACTACTGGCGGGAAGAGGTTATAACCCAATATCCCGACATGGTTGAGGCATATTTGGCGAGGCATAATTTGAAAGAACTGCCATTGCCGGAGTACGTTACTCCAGATACGGCGATTTATTATCGTCAGATTGATGAAGTATGGGAAACTCTCAGATATCCGGGCATTACACACGGACTCGTCACCGCAGTAGAAAAAGACTGGCTCATGGCTCCTCCAGATTCTGGGGTTGAGACATTAGAAGACGGTTCTACAGTTGCAACCGGGGAGAGCGACCGGGAGGTGGGGTTACAAGCTTTAGCCAATACGTTGGAAATGCGTGATGCAAGAGAAAAACGAAAAGCCAAGCCTTTCGGATGCACTGTAAAAGGATGCAGAAGAAGGTTTGATACCGAGCGTGGCATGAAACGACATTTCACTGTCAAGCATCGGGAGGATTAAAATGACAGCAGGTACTCAGCAGTACATTAGTAGGAACGGAACAACCACGACTATGTCTGGAAATGCCGATCTTACTATTACGAAAAGCTCCGATAAAGTACAGATTGTCGATCCAGGTGGGTCAGCGCGAAACCTCGACCTCGTAGCTATTGATTCTTCTTCAACGGGTGTAACAACGTCTGTTCTGGAAGTTTATGTGCAGAACGAGGCTGATGGGGATGAAACCTTAACCATTCGGGATGGCAATAACTCAGACAACGTAATTGGAACTATTGACCAGAACTATGGTGCATGGTTCAAGTTTGATGGTACTGGGTGGACTTCATCAACGGGTGCTACATAAGATAGTGATTAGGGGGAGGGGTTTCTCTCCCCCTTTCGCTAGAAAGAACTGATATGGCTAGATTAGGATATGAAAAGCTCGCTGTAGCTGCTTCAGCAGTTTCACTTGCAAGTGTTCCTTCAGAAGCGACAGAGGCTCACATTCAGTGTGACACGGCTGCTGTACGTTTCCGGTTTGATGGAACTGCTCCAACTACGGCTGAAGGTACTTTAATAGCAGCAGATGGCAGTATTACCCTCAAGGGTTCAGATGTTCTGAATGCTGTTAAATTTATAAGAACTACTTCTACAAGTGCGTCTTTGAAAGTTGCATACGGTACAGCATCATCAGGGATTGTATCTTCAATGGATGCTATCTAATGGCTGACAGCAAAAATCATTTTGTAAGGAAGCAGGATGAGACTGTTGTAGAGGTAGATGTACCGGATAAGGACTTGAAGATTCTTATCCCGGACAATCGCTATGCCTATGGTGACAATGAATCTGTTGCCCAGATGGCGCAGGACGTTGTCGGTAAACACGCGAACAATAGCGATCAAGCTGCAAGAGGTGCATACGAACAGGCG